TACAAACGTGGCGGCAAGGTCATGAAGTATGCCTCTGGCGGCATGGTTGGATCTGCGTCTAAACGTGCTGACGGCATTGCCACCAAAGGCAAGACTCGTTGCAAGATTTGCTAAGGAAAAAACATGGGAACTCTCAACGCAGTTAAAAACCGCATCCGCACACTTGGCTTAACAAGTGAGGATGATGAGGTTTCTGGTGATTCACCCATGGCGGCTAGTGCTCGTGCCAAAGGTTTAGATAAGTACGATATGTCGGCGGGTACATATTCTGGCCCCGGTCAAGCCATATCTAATGCTGTCCGTGCCGTCCGTGGCGATTTGGGTACAGAAGCTGCTGCTCGTAAAGAAATGGGAGCCAAAGCCGCCCGTGAAGCAGATGCTGGCATGAAGCGTGAGATGCGAGGCGTTCAAAAGCCTGCTAACTTCGATGCAATCGAAGAAGCCAAGCGTGATGCTAAAGATGCACGTGATCGCAAGAAGATTAGCGACATGGGTTACAAAAGCGGCGGCAAAGTTTCTTCTGCATCTAGCCGTGCAGATGGTTGTGCTACAAAAGGCAAAACACGAGGCAAATTTGTATGATTGCCAGCCGTGGTATGGGAGCAATGCTACCAAGCAAAATACCCAAAGGTGTACGCAAGGCACGTAGGGACAATACCGATTTCACGCAGTATGCTGAAGGCGGTAAGGTCAACGCTGCTGGTAACTACACCAAACCCGGCCTGCGTAAACGAATTGTGTCTCAGGTTAAAGCTGCGGCAACTCACGGCACAGGCGCAGGCCAATGGTCTGCCCGTAAAGCGCAACTTGTTGCTAAGAAATACAAAGAAGCTGGCGGAGGGTACAGAGATTGAAAGCTCCTCAGAAATCACTCAAAGATTGGGGCGACCAGAAATGGCGCACTAAGTCTGGTAAACCGTCAAGCAAGACGGGTGAGCGATATTTGCCTGAAGCAGCAATTAAATCTTTGTCCCCCCAAGAGTATGCGGCCACAACCAAGGCCAAACGTGCTGGCAAAGCATCTGGCAAACAATTTGTAGCCCAACCAAAAGCAATAGCAAAGAAAACGGCAGGATTTAGATGACCACTACCGGCTCAACCCTCTTTAATCTTGACTTCACGGAAATTGCCGAGGAAGCATGGGAGCGTGCGGGCCGGGAGATGCGTTCAGGCTATGACTTGCGTACAGCACGCAGATCAATGAACCTGATGACCATTGAGTGGCAGAACCGTGGCATCAACATGTGGACGATGGAGCAAGGTTTCATTAACCTGACTCCGGGTCTGGCAACCTATGCGTTGCCTACAGACACAATTGATTTGCTGGAACAGTTGATTCGCACTGGCGCAAATACAGCTTCAACTCAGGCTGATCTGACAATCACCCGCATTAGTGTTTCTACCTATGCCACTATTCCAAACAAACTCCAACAAGCAAGACCAATCCAAGTCTGGGTTCAGAGATTGTCTGGCGAAGTTAATCCAACAGCTTCGGTGCTTGATGGAGCCATCACTTCCACGGACACCACGCTCACGCTTAACACGGTGGTTGGACTAGCCGGTTCAGGCTTTCTCCGTTTGGGTACAGAAGATATTTACTACACCTACATATCAGGGAATACCCTTGGTGGTGTATTCCGTGGCCAGAACAACAGTACAGCCGCTGCACATGCAGATGGTACTGCGGTGTTTGTTCCTCAACTTCCTGCGGTTACTGTGTGGCCTACGCCAGACAATTCAACGCCATATCAGTTTGTTTACTGGAGACTGCGCCGAGTCCAAGATGCTGGCGCTGGTATGGAGACAGCAGACATGAACTTCCGCTTCCTGCCTTGTTTGGTTGCAGGCCTAGCCTACTACATTGCTATGAAAGTGCCTGAGTTGCAGGGACGTTTGGACATGCTCAAGGCTGCATACAACGAGCAATTTGATCTTGCCGCTGGCGAAGACAGAGAAAAAGCTGCTGTTAGATTTGTGCCCCGTCAGATGTTTATTGGTGGGAGTATGTAATGGGTAACCGATTTGCATCCGGCAAGATAGCGATTGCTGAATGTGATCGGTGCGGCCAGCAATACAAACTCAAGCAGCTTAAGACTGAGATCATTAAGCAGCGTCAATTTCAGTTGTTGGTGTGCCCAGAATGCTGGGATCCAGATCAACCGCAGTTAATGCTAGGAACATTCCCCGTGGATGATCCTCAAGCCCTACGCAATCCGCGTAAAGATACAACGTATGTCACCTCTGGTGTAAACGTTAACGGTAATTTGTCTGGTGGCTCGCGAGACATTCAGTGGGGCTGGCAGCCTGTTGGTGGAGCCAGTTTAAATGATGCAGGATTGACACCAAACTACTTGGTGGCAACGACATTTGTTGGTACAGTAACGATATCTTAAGGAGTTTAAACATGGCTTACACACGATCAGCCGACGGCATTGCTAAAAAAGGCAAAACTGAAGGAAAAAATTTGGGCAATAGCGGCCCCAACCAAAAGGAAATGATGGGCGGCACGGGCAAAGGTAAGGGTAAAACCAATGCCGATATGTTGTCTATGGGTCGTAACTTGGCAAAGATTGCCGCACAGAAACGAGGCTAATCATGGCTACATTTAGCAAAAAGATGATGGGCAAAGAAGTTGGTGATGCCAAAGTCTACGCCACACCACACACAATGACTGGTAAGGTTGTTAAAGCTTCTGAAAACCCCGGCAGTGGTTCTGACCACAGTGATGCTGGAACAGTCAATATGGCTGTAGGTAACGTTTATCGCCGTGCACAGCCAGCAGCTAAAACAACTGGCATCAAAATGCGTGGCGCAGGTGCGGCTACCAAAGGCGTTATGAGCAGAGGCCCAATGGCATGAATTACGCCGACCTTGTCACGCAGGTAAGTGATTACTGCGAGAACTCTTTCCCAACTGACAATATGAATACGTTCATTCGTCAGGCGGAGCAGCGCATCTATAACACCGCGCAGCCTGCTAACTTGCGAAAGAACGTGACAGGCGTATTGACCACTGGTAATAAGTACCTTGAGTGTCCTTCAGACTTTCTGTCGGTATATAGCCTTGCCGTATACCCGTACAACACCACAACCGCCACAGGAACGGCTGGTCAAAAGACTATTGTGGTGGCAAGCACAACAGGTATTGCTGTAGACCAGCAAGTTACAGGTACGGGTATTGGTGTAAATGCACAAGTTCGTAGTATCGCGGGCACAACCATTACACTGACTGTTGCTAACAGCGGCGCAGTATCTGGCTCTGTGGTGTTTCAGGGTGATTATCTGTATTTGCTGAACAAGGACGTAAACTTTATCCGTGAAGCCTATCCTTTGTCTGCACAGGTAAGTGAACCTAAGCACTACGCAATCTTTGGCCCCCGGTCAGACAATGTGAATGAGTTGTCTTTCATAGTTGGCCCAACACCAAGCGCAGCATATTACGCAGAGCTTCATTACAACTACTACCCAGAGTCTATTGTCACAGCCGGAACCACATGGCTCGGTGATAACTTTGATTCTGTGTTGTTGTACGGAACCATCTGCGAAGCAATGGTATACATGAAGGGCGACCAAAATATGCTACAGGTTGCTCAAGAGCGTTATGTACAAGCTATTGCTTTGTATAAAAACTTGGCAGATGGCAAACAGCGTGCTGATGCTTATCGTGATGGCCAGTTTAGAACGGCGGTTGCATGAGTAACATTCTGCAAACCCAGACCACTAGCTTTAAAACAGAGCTATATACAGGCGTTCATAACTTAGCTACCAATACGCTAAAGATTGCTCTGTATACGGCTAACGCTAATTTAAACGAGGCAACAACTGTTTACACGACAACCGCAGAGGTTACTGGCGGCGGTTATGTGGCGGGCGGTGTAACGCTAACAGGCGTAACCATTAGCTCTTCTGGATATACAGCTTTTGTAGACTTTGCTGACGTAGTGTTTAACGCCTCAGTCACTGCTCGTTGTGCGTTGATCTATAACGCCACGCAGGGTAATAAATCTATTGCGGTGTTGGACTTTGGGTCTGACAAAACGTCTACAAATTTCACCATCACAATGCCTGCGAATACAGCAACAGCAGCGTTGATTCGTTCTTCTAATTAAGGAGTCAGTATGACCACGGAAAAACTAAAAGCTATCGACCACGTTTCGAGTGGTTTTATTGCCGGTACACAGTCAGGCGAAGAAGCCAAGGCTACAGGCGTTTACCACGTTGAGTGCCATGACAAAGACGGCAATCTAAAGTGGTCTGCTGAGACAAAGAACTTGGTTGTTAATGCTGGTCTGGCTTACATGGCTGGTACTGCTTTGACTTCAGTGACCCAGATTACCACTTGGTACATTGGCCTGTATGGCGCTGGCGCTTCTAATACTCCTGCGGCTGGCGATACTATGGCTTCCCACGCTGGCTGGACTGAAGTTACTGCATACAGCAACGCAACCCGTGTACAGGCTACGTTTGTAACAGCAACGACTGCTAACCCATCTGTGGTGACTAACGCAGCTTCTCCAGCAACATTTAACATCAACGGTACAACAACTGTTGGCGGTGCGTTCCTGACAAGCGGTAGTGCTAAAGGCGGTACAACTGGCACATTGTTCTCAGCGGCTGACTTCAGTGCGCCCGGTGATCGCTCGGTTGTGTCTGGCGACATTATCTCTGTAACCTACACGTTCAGCCTCGCTGCTTGAGGTCTAAATGGCTGAAGGCGGCTGGGGTTCTGGCA